TTTCTTTGAGCAATATGGGCTTTGGGTGTTTAATTAAAGTTTCGGGCATATCAGTTATTATTAGTTTTTAATTAGAAAATTGGGCTTATTTAATCCCATACTGCACAAAGAATCAACGTTAGGGCAAATACTACCTGCGCACTCCGAAATCAGATTTTCTTAATTTACACATTCTGCCATCTGTTTTGTGATGAAAAACAATTCCCTCAATATCATTATCAGGATTTGATAAGTAGTTTTTTAAATATTCAAAACTATCATCTTCTAAGCCTAACATAACCTCTCCGTGTTTAATTAAACTATGTCCTTTTATTTTTTCAAGGTTGCCTTGTATTTTTTCTCCACAAAGTTCATAAGTACCATCAAACCATTTTTCGTGCTTGTCGTATGCTTCAAAAAAGTATTTATCTTCATTTTTACTTCTATCACATTTTAACCAATGTGGATGATGACCTGTGATTAAATCAGCTTCTTGACAAGCAATTGCTCCGTCAGGAATTTGTCTGCATTTTTTAACATCGTATCTTTTGTAAATTTCTCCATTAATAATTGCCACAGAAGTACCGTCAAATTTTCGTGTTGGTATTCCATCTGTAAATACCCATTCATTTTCTGGATTAATTTCGTTGATTACTCGCCCTAAATCATTAGGATCTTTTTTAAATAATGTGCTAATTTTTTTCATATTGTTTGTGTTTAAATTTATCTTAATTACCCGTACTTGCCCTAACATACGCTTGTAGCTATATGCAGAAACTCCCTGCTTTTATTCAAGATTGCGGTGGCATACAGCTACAAGCTTTTCCGTTATGCCTCAGCTTCGTTGGAATGGAAATTAGGGAGTCTTTCTTTTACTTTTAAATATAATTCATCAACAGGAATCATTTTTTTTCCTGAATAATCTTGACGGCTACAAGCATCAGTCAAAATATTTGAACTAAAAAAACCAAGTTGGCACGCTCTTAATACAGAAAGCATTTTAGCAACGTTTCTATCACATATATCGCTATAAAGCACATAAATATCTGTTCCATAAATACCATTTGTATCTAAACCTAATACAGCTCCTAATCCTCCCATAAAAGCATCAGGATCTATTTTTTCGCCTTTAGCCAATATTTCCATTAAAGCGGTCATTGCTCCTGGATTTCCTTCTGACATTTTTACGATAACATCCATTGTGCTATCTGATAATTGAATTCTTGACATAATTTTTGATTTTTATTGTTTATAATTTGTTTTAGTGCGTGAAAAAAGCCGAAGGCATAACCGCCACTACAACGGATTTGGGCATTTGGCTTAATGGGAAATTGGTCTTGTATTTGGAAGTTTAGTCATAACCGAAAGATTACGCATTTTTAATCCCAAACCCGCTGTAGTGCCAAGACGTTATATGCTATGCTGTGCGACAGCGTTCAATTTTGAAATCCTATCATAAAGCACGATGCTTCCTGCAACGGACACATTTAAACTTCTTTCACCGGGTAAATAAATTATTTCTTGACAGTGTTGCATTGCTTCTTTTGTTAATCCATTATCTTCTGCCCCAAGTAAATAACAAGCCTGTTTTGGGTGTTTAAATTCGGCTATTGGGGTTGCACTTTCCAATAATTCAATTCCAATAAGTTTACAGTCGTGTGGTCTGTGTTCGTTAAAATCTGCAAAATCTTTGTAAACAAAAGTTGGTATGTGTTTCCAGCTTTTCATTGTATCAGTTGCTTGTGGTTGAAATCTGCAACCAATCAAGAAAATAAAATCCGCACCTAAAACTTGTGCGGTTCTAAACAGTGTGCCGTAGTTCATTGATGTTTTCATATTTAAACACCCAATTCCAAAATATCCTTTATCTTTCATAATATTGATACCCCTAAGAAAGCACAGCATATAACAGGGGTTTTGCAATATGGTGGCGATAGTGCATAATTCAAGCCTTGTACTATCAATCAGCTTTAGTGGTTAAATCAAACTTTGTGCTTACAATGCCACCACATCGCAAAGCCCTAATCCGTTAGCAAACAGTTAATTCAGAACCGCTTAAAAAGAAAAATAAGTTTTGAAATTGGTGTAAAAATTCACATTTAAATTCCCATTCGTCAGATAAATACAATGTTAATTTTCCTTTTTCAAAACCATAAGAAAAACCTTTTCTAATTAATTGTATTTCTATTTCTCTATATAATTGTAAAGTTATTGGAATAGGTTTTAAAGATGTAAAAGGTATTTCTCCAGTTGTGGAATTAAAAACATCTTTGTTTATACTACAAATTGATTCTACTAAAATTTTAGTTTCATCGTATAAGTCAGCAAATACCAAGTTTCCAACACGTAATTCGTTGGGTAAAATAACCGATTTGCTAACATCGGCTTTGTCTAATGCCTTAGAATTGTCTGTATCTGAAATCATAATGTTTAATTTAAAGATTAATGTTTATTTGTTGTGTCTAGTCTTGAATTTACGGCACTAGACAAAGCCGAGTAACGTTACTCGTGTTCCTCAAAATCCATTACTATTTCCTCTCTATGGTATTTGTAACAGTAAATACCAAGCCCTATTATAGCAATCCAAAAGAATATAACCGCTGACCAAATAGGATGCGCTGTTATGAAGTTGTCTAGGGTTGTGTATATTTCTTTCATTACCAATCTTTTTTAGGTTTATAATAATCTCTATTTTCCTTTACTTTCTTAATCGATACGAATAGGAATATTAAGTAAAGAACTACATAAGCTATTGCGCCTATGCAAATTGTTTTAGTTGTCATTGTTCAGAAAGTTGTCGATTTGGTCAATCGGGTTATCAAACTTCTAATCAAATACCTTAGTCGGTTCAACAATCTCACAATCCACTAACAACTCGTTTATCTTGCAATTGCAGAACTTTTTACAACGCTGGTTAGTAGTAAGATTAAAGTCTGCAAAAAACTCGTTTAAAAGTCCTATTTCAAGTATTGACATTTCAGAATGTGGCTTACCGTTTACAGTCCACTTGCCGTTTATTTTTTCTATTGTTGCTTTCATTTCTGTTCAAATATTACAGTTATAGTACAATTCATTTTTTAGCCTTTCAATTTCTAACGTATTTGAATGCTTTTTGTCGTTTATTTCTTTTCTGGTCATTGCCATATCTCATATAATTTAATCCCCGCATAAACCAAAGCGACTATCACTAAGGCTATTAAGAGCGTTGTTGTTTCTTTAGTTGGTTACCAGCAGACTAATATTCCGTAAGTTATAGCAATTAGAATTATTACTATAAAAAGCAAAATGTCTTCGTCGTTATCTTGGTTGTTATTTCCCATCTGTCTTTTTATTAATATGATAAATAACAAATCTTTTAGCCGCCGCTTCTCCGCCTAATTTATCGATTCTGAATTGCTCGATATGAACCTTTAAAGGGTTCTTTTTTAGGTGTTTTTCAATTTTATTTCTTCCCATAGTGTTTAAATTAGTGTTTGTTGTTGGTGTGGTTAATTATAAATTGTTATTTGTTTTTTTGGAATACATTGTTTTACTAATGAGGGAAATTCTAATTGATTTATAATTTTTTCATCTTCATCGCTTACAAATCCATTGCTACCCTCTCCATCTATAACCAATCTGCGTAAATCTGCTCCGTATTTATTTTCGTAAAATTTAATCAAACCTGCTAATTTATCGTAATCAATAACTTCAATTTTTTGTGCTATTTTTATTGGCGCATACTCCCCAAGTGTTTTCCAGCTATTTGGCATTTCACATAAACGCTGATAGGAATTAGATAGTCTTTTTTTATTTCTTTCGCCAATAACAAAATCTTTAGCAATACCTTTTTCGATTACTGCTTTAGGTATCCAACACTCAAAAAATAATTGCTTATGCTTTTTAATTCTATCATGAGTTGATTCAAAATAAGGAACTTTTGCAAAAACTGCTTTTTCTGTTTCTTTTATTGATTCAAAATTAAACTGTGACATAATCCTATATTTTTAAGTTGTTATTAATTACTCGACAAACCTACAATAAACTTTTTGAATAAAAAAACCTTTTTATGTTTTTTTTTCGGACTTTTTAATATATCTTTGCCGTGTTAAACTTTAAAAACAAATATTATGAGCACGATTAATATTAAGATTGAAAAAGGAGTTATTTTAAACGAAAGTTATAATAAATATAAAGACTTGTATCCTTTTGAAAAAATGGTTGATGGGGATAGCTTTTTATTAGAATTTAAAAGCGAAAAAGAAAGAACTTCTGGCAGAGCAATGGTTAATAATGAATTTCGTAAATTTAAAAGGAAAACAAAAACAGATTTAAACTATGTAAGTAGAATAGAGGGTGTTTTCAATTTACGTGTTTGGTTAATTTTTAAAAACTCTTAATCATGTCAAACTACGACCACGACGTTATAGGTGTCGGTAACTCACTACACCCAGCGAACCAAGAAGAACTGCCTATTGAAATTACGCTTTCTCCTTTAGAAATTGAAAACGAGGAACTGTATAACGAAAACAACGTTCTCAAAACCAAACTTCTAGCGGTTAAAGCAATGGCGCAAAGCATGAGCGAAGAAATAGGCTGGCGTAAAATGATTTTAGATTTGATTGAGAAGTGATGCTAATAATCTCACAAACAGAAACACATAGTACTACTAGGGCGTTCTCGGAAAAATCGGGAATCCCTAGATACTTGTTAGACGCTAAATTAGTTCGTTTAGGAATCAATCATAGCGGTTATGTATCTTTTGCAAATCAAGAGTGCTTACAAGAAATATACATAAAAGAGGGTAAAGAAAACTTTATCTTGACTTTTAGCAAAATGAATTATCAACTTTAAACCCAACAAAATAACAAAATTTATCGACGTGTCAAACGACACAAAAGAGTTCAATTAAAAACAACAACTTAAAATCAAAATTATGAGTGCGACAGAAAAACACCACTTTAGAAAAGTTTACAAAAGCGATCATTTAGGGATTGCAGACTTAGAGGATTTATTAGAAGATGGTAAGAAATTAATCTTTACCATTAAAGAAGTTAAACAACAATTAGGTGCGTCGGTAGCGGGCAAAAAAATAGATGCAAACATTGCGTACTTTGTTGAGCCAATTAAACCAATGGTATTAAACGCAACAAATGCAAAACAAATTAAATTGTTTGCGGGTAGTCCGTTCGTTGAGGATTGGAAAAATATAGTTATCGAACTATTTAGTGACGAAACTGTAAAAATGAAAGGCGAAGTAGTTGGTGGTATTAGAATTAAACCGGTGCAACCAGTATTGAATAAAGTTAAACCCGCTTTTACAGAAACGAACTTTGAAGCAGCTAAAAAAGCTAATGCAACTATTGAAGTGATTGAAAAATCATATACTGTAACAAATGAAGTTAAACAAAAATACGCTACTTATGTTACAACGTAGCGAGGAATGGTTTAACGCTCGTAAAGGCAGATTTACAGCATCTAGGATTAGCGAACTTATGGGTGTTAAAGGATTGGGTTTGACTGGAGAAAGTTATTGCTTTGACTTAGCTGTTGAAGATGTTTTTGGCATTGACGAATCCGAGCAGTTTACTTCTTTTGATATGCAAAGAGGTGTAATGCTAGAACCTTTAGCGTTTGAAAAATTCAAGTCAATTAAGGAACTTGAGTTTATAGAAGTAACCGAAGCTACTTTTTTCCCGATTGGAGAAATAGCGGGAGCTAGTCCAGATGGATTGCTTGGTAATGATGCAATTTTAGAGATTAAATGCCCTAGACCAAACAAGTTTTTTAAATTGGTTAAGGACAACGTAATTGATAAAGATTATCTTTACCAAATGCAAATGCAAATGTTATGCACTAACTCGGTGCGTTGTCATTTTTTCAACTATATTATTTTTAATAACGTTGAAATGTATCACGAAATTATAGTTGAGAGAGATCAAGATATGATTAACTCAATTAAAGACAGAATTAACGAAGCAAATATAATCAAAGAGAATTTTAAACAACAATTAATAAATAATAAACAATGGAAGTAGTAGGTAAAGTAAAATTCATCGATACAGAAAAGTCAGTCGGTGCATCGTTCAAAAAACGCGATATTGTTATCACAACAGACGAGCAATATCCGCAGCATATTTTAGTGCAATTTGTGCAAGATAAGTGTGATTTATTAAATGGCTATAACATTGGCGAAAACGTTACGGTAAGTGTTAATTTACGTGGTCGAGAATGGGTAAATCCACAAGGCGAAACGGTATATTTTAATACTATTCAGGGCTGGAGAATTGCAAAAGGCGAAGTTAGCGCAACACAAGAAGAACCGCCAATGAGTTCTTTTGAAGAAATGATGAAAGGTTAGTAAATAATAACACCCGATTAAGTTGCGGGTGTAAAAAGTGTAAACTAAACTGTAAACTGTACATTGAAAAGTGTACAGTTTTTTTTATTGTAATTGTTTGATAAATAGAACTTTAATTATAAAACTTTACGTTTTTGTAAACTTTACACTTTGTAATTAAAAATAAATTCAGAAAGTAGAAAAAATATTATTTTCAAAAAAAAGTGTAAAGTTTACACTTTTACCTTACTTTTATGCTTTATCTATTTATTTATCAATTAGTTAAGTCAAAAATTAGGTTTACACTTTTTAATAAAACTGTACGTTTTGGTTTACACTTTACTTTACACTTTTATTTTTAGCATTATACTTGTTTAATTCAAATTAGTTTTATAAATTTGCCTTGTTGGAGTGGTAACCGACACCATAGAAACACAGAAATAAAACCCAAAGTCGGGAGGCGTTTACCACACTAGCCAAACGACATTGGGTTTTTCTGTTACTTATGAATATAGATTTAACACTACTACTCGAAAAGTTTTCTTTACTCACAGTTGGCGAAGATAAAACGCCTAACTTTTCGTGGAAAGATTTACAGACTAAAAAGCTAACTACTACTAAATTCCTTGAGCAATACAATTATAAAGGCGGTAAATTTAAAAAAGACCAAACCGAAATACCAGCGACAAAGAATGTAGGTATAATTACGGGATTTGAAGATTTAGAATGCATAGATGTAGATTTAAAAGTATTTTCAACGGCAAAAGAAAAAACAGATTTTTGGGATGAATTTATATCTTACCTAGATGACAATATTTTAGATTTTTATGAAAAGGTAGTAGTTTATAAAACTAAGAATGATGGTTATCATTTGCTTTACAAATCAAAGCGGTGTGATACTAATAAAAAAATAGCTGTCTTACAAGGACATAAAGAGGCTGTAATTGAAAGTAGAGGTAGATTTGGTTATGTTTTTCTTTACCCGGACAACAACATAAGTAAGAAAACATATTTTGATATAGATTATATTTCAGATGCAGACCGTGAAATTATTTGGTCGTTCTCGAGAATGTATAATTACGTTGCGCCAGTAGAAGAAAAACCTCTGAAAGTAAAAGAATTTACTTCGGTAGGTGTAACCCCGTGGCAAGATTTTAACGATAAAAATTCAGTACTAGACATTGTGCAAAGTGAATTTGAAATTATAAGACATTTAACCAATAAGATTATAATTAAAAGACACGGGGCAACTTCTCCGCACTCGGGATATATTTTTAAAAATAGTGATTGTATGTACTTATTTAGTACAGGAACTATTTACCCACATGAAAAGTTAATAAATGCTTTTCAAGCCTACACAATACAAAAACATAATGGCGATTTTAGCGCATCAGCTAAAGATATTTATATTCAAGGTTATGGAGAAAGGTTAAAAAAAGAATTTCCTAAAGAAGATGTAATAGAACAGCCAAAAATAGAAACACTCGAGTTTCCTTTAGAGGTTTTTCCGCCACATTTAAAAATGTATTTAGAACATTCAAACAGTAAATTAATGCTTAATATTGATTTTATGGCTGGAGCATTACTTTGGATGACTTCGGTAATAATTGGAAACTCGCTAAAGATTAAGGCAAAAAAAGGATGGACTGAAAGCGCAGTAGTTTTTATTTCGTTAGTTGGTAAGGCTGGACTTGGAAAAACACCAAGTGTAAATAATATAATTTCCCCTTTAAAAAAGATTAATAAGAAACGAATAGAAGATTATTTTTTGAAGTATCAAAAGTACGAGCAGTATATTGAGATGACCAAAAAAGAACAAGTCAATGTAGTTCCTATTGAAAAGCCAAAACGAAAACAATTAATTGCTAGCGACACAACTATTGAGGCATTGATAAACTTACACAACGAAAGTAAAAATGCAATTGGGATTAATAAAGACGAACTAGATGGCTGGTTTAAGGATATGAATAAATATCGAGAGGGTTCAGATAAACAACAATGGTTATCTATTTGGAGTAACGAAAGCATAATAGTTAATAGACTTTCAAGAAACGACCTTTACATAAATTCGCCTTTTATATCAGTTATCGGTGGAATTCAACCAGAGATATTAGACCAACAATTTACAAATGAAAATATCTCAAGTGGTTTTATAGATAGATTTTTATTTTGTTATCCTCAAAACCTAAAAGCCGAAAATTACAACGAGGAAGATTTAGGCGATGATTTGATTGAATGGTACGAAAACACAATTACATCAATGAATGATACGGTTACCTCGTTTATAAAAAAAGACGACGACAACGAAATTATACCTTTCGTTGTTTCAATGAATGAGGAAGCTAGAAAAGAATGGGTAAAAATATTTGATAGTTATAGCGAAATACAAAACAGCGAGGATGAACCCGAGATGTTTAAAAGTATGATTTCAAAGATTAAGATTTACATTCCTAGATTTGCTTTAATACTGTTTTTCTTAGATTGTTTTTTCTATAAAAAAGATATGAAAAAAACTCTTATAAGTGTAGATAATATTAAAAACGCACAAAAGTTAGCGCAGTATTTTATTTCGCAGTTTAAGAAAATTAAAGTTGATTCATTAAATAGCCGTGAGGTTTCAGATGTTAAGAACGGAAAAGTTAAGCGAACAAATTACGAAGCGTTAAAAGAGATAATACTAAAGTTTGGAGACAACAAAATTAACAAAACATCACTAGCAAAAGATTTTAATGTTAGCCGAGTAACTTTAAATAATTGGATTGAAAAAATACAGAATGAAAATAACAATAAATAAGTTTGAAGAAACGCCAGATTTTTATATTTCAGACTTTGAAATGTTTGTAGAAAATTATCTAATTAATACAAATGTTTGTCCTTTAAATATTACTATTTATGGTAGGCAGTATGTGGGAAAAGTAAAGCGTTTCTGTTTAGATTTAGCAGATGTTAAAATAAGTCAAGGACAAAGAATTGAGTGTTTCTTTTTAGAATTACATAGCTATACAAAAAACGAAGTTATTTATAATCAAATAAACCTAGAACCAGTCACAGAACAATCGCAACTAAAATTATTGTAATGAATAAAGCCAACAAAACAACCCTAGTCAATCTAGCACTAGCAGACCTTAAAATTAAATATCCAAACGTTCCGGACCATTGCATACCGCAACCAAAGTACAGCGATAAAACAGCAAACGGACTAACAAAATGTATCAAAGACTTTTTAAATCTAAGCGGCTATC